CCAGGGCTATGCGCATCCGCTCCTTGTTTTCGGCGCGAACCATCAGTGAATCATTCATTTTTGCGATGTCGGAAAGGTCGAGAGTGCAATCCAGCAGTGATTCATACCGGCACATGCCTTCGTGCACCGGTATCAGTAGCCAGTCCTCGCCATCCGGCATCGACGCCAGTTCGACCGTTACGCCTTGGGAGTGCCCTGGCCGGAAAGCATCCCGGCTATAAAAGGGCCGAGCGACTCCTTGATGACGCGGATGGACAGCTTGATCAGCACACCAAGATCCAAGTCATCGAACATGCAGGTGTTCTGCTGTGCGTTCCACACAGGGAACCAGGCGGTTCCTTGCCTGCGCTGAACAACACTCAGGCACGTCGAGAGAATGAACTCGGCCGACTCATCAGGCATGTTTGCGATGCCGTCAGCGAACGACGTCATGGCCTCGGCAAGTGACCCAAGGTCGCCACTGAGAGGGCTGGCGGCCGCGTCCTTGCTACCAACTGATGCCGCCAGTTGCGCCCTGACATCAACGCCCGAAGCGTTCAGTTTCAGAAAAATAGGAATCAGCGTCGGGATGATCGGTGCCACCTTGCGCGACAAATGAAACTGCTGAAAGGCATTCAGCTTGCCGATACGGTAGGTATCAGTGCCCTGCTCAAACTCGCTCATCAGTAGGTCCCCAGGATTGCGTCAATTTTGATGGAGTCAAAGACCCATTCAACAATGTCGCCGTCCTTTTTATAGTTCAGGTCAGGGCGTTTCTTGAATGCACAACTGCGGCACCCGATGGCATCGCCGCTGGCACTATTGGTGATGGTGATGACGTTCATCCCCCATAGCGACGAGCTCAGGCTCTGCGCGTCGTAGAGCGCCATCAGCTTGGCGTTTTGCGGTGAGGTTTTGAGCAGTCGAACCGTGACCGTGCCGGACTTGCCAGCATGCAGCGAGTGCATGCCTTCGCCATCTGCACCGATGGTCATGGTGTTCTTGTCGTCAGCCATTGAGGTCGAAATACCCTCTTCGGCGTTGGCCGAGCCGGCGCCCAGGTCAATCACAGCACCGGCGCCCACCAGGGTCGCGTTTACATCGAGAAAGCTATAAGTAGCCATAGGTGATCAGCTCCGATCAGCGGTTGACGTTGACGATGACGTCGACGAAGTGGACGGCGCCGGCCAGCTTGATGGCGACCTGAATAACCGGTGCCTTGCGCGCTTCGCGGTCGGCCTGGGACTGGCTTGCTACAGGAGGCGCATAAACGTAGTAGCCCTTGGTCAGGAACTGGCCTGAGGTAATCGCGCCGAATGCCGGCCCGGTCCACTGCCCTGGTGCCACCAAGCCATTGGCAACCGCCTGATCCAGGCGAGACTCCAGCGTTGTAACGATCTGGTTGATGCCGGGGTTTGTCTGAGGAACCTTGGTGGTGCTGGTGTAGAGCAGGTTGAATACTGCGGTCTGCAAGTCGTTCTGCAACCAATCCAGGCCGTGCACTTCATCGAAGAAGTACCCGTTGCACATCACACCTTCCTGGATGATGGCTGTGTCGTTGTTGTAATTGACGAACACGTTGCAGTTTTTTGCTTTGAGCGTGGCTGCCTGCCCAGCAGTGAGGCTTTCGGCAGTAATGCCGGGTTCCTGCTTGAATTTCAGGGTGATCGTCGTGTTATTACCCTGGAAATTGACCGTGAACGCCCGCCCGAACATCGACGCAGCGGCGTACGGGGTTGCACTGGAGAACTGATCGAACGTGCGCTTGTAGTTCGCCGCCTTAAGCTTGCTGACGATATCGGTGGTACTGGTCGGGTCAAGAGCAAGTGAATTCTGGGTGGTGTAGCCAAAAATCCGACTTTGGCCGGAACCTTCGATAAACGCAGAGACCGCCAGAACATCAGCTTCGCTCAGGGCTGGATCGGCGACCAGCAGGCCATACCAGTCGTTGGAAATACCTGCCAGAGCGGCCACGGCATCTACCAGAGACTCCGCGACCGCGCCGCTGACCGGAACAGAGGCTTGCCCAGTGACAAGCCCCAGCAGGGCAGAAACGTCGACGCCACTGGATGGCGCCTCGGCGTAGCTGATAGTCGAAGTCGCCCCGGTGGTCGAGCTGGTGACCTCGAAACGGCTCAAGGTGGCATCCCAGACGCAAACACCAGCGGACGCCAGCTTGGCAGTGATGGCGGAGGCCACCCCATTCAGATTGGTGACGCCAGAAAGATCTATCGCGGTCAGCGTTTTCAGCGTGCCGTCGATGGTGATCTTCATGCCGCCGGCGGTCACCGCAGTGAAATTGGCGATGTCCTGCTGCGTGGCAGACAGCACCGCGCCCTTCAGTAGTGCCGAAGTTGCGGTTTTTGCCCACCGGCCGGCAAACATGATGGCTGGCTGTGGCGACTGGCTAAAAAACAGGTTCGCTGCGGCGTACTCAGGTGCCGATGTGCCGAAGTCGCTGACCACGCCATCGAGACTGGAGTACTGACGAATACGCTCTGTGACGTCGATCACTGGCGAGGAACCGAGGACCAGCAGAGCGCCAAAATCGCGCGTAGCAGCTGCCTTCGGAGACATGACGATCTGGACGTTCACGACGTCCGAAACGGCGAGAGTCTGCATTGCTTTCTCCGGGGTAGATCAGTCAGCGATCGTAATGGGCGCCGACAGGATGTTGAGGACTGGGTAGACACGCACCACTTGGCGGCGCATGTAGATGAAGAGGTCGTAACGGCGTACCCACTGCTGGTTGACCAGCTCGGGGACTGGGCGGATATCGGAAGCGCCGTAGAACGCCATCCGGTACACCTTCACCGCCTCACTGTTCTGAGGGACGAAGATGCCGTCGCGCAGAATCGAGGCGTAGGCCTGTGCCTGCGGGCCATAGAACGTGCAGAGAACCTGCAGTTCTTCGTGCATCTGGTATTGGTCGTGACCGTCATCCGACCCATCGTGATCAATGACAGGGTTAGCCACGGTCTTGGTCTCGTGGACGCCGATGGCGCACCAGTTGACGTCCGGTTCAGGCTGTTTTGGTGGCTTGGTTTGCCAACGTGGCCGCACGAACTTCCCCGTCAGGCCACTGATACCGACCACCATGGCCTGCAGAACGTCTTCAAGGTCAGCGTCTTCCGCTGGCGCAGGCGAGCCCGCCGGCGCGAGGTAGCCGCCGGTTGCTGATGTGTTCGCCATGGATTATCCCGCCAGTGGAAGAATGTCGCAGGTGGCGCAAACAAAGCCGCGCCCGAAGTGCTTGTAGTCGTTCACGTTGGACACGGTATAGCGCTTGCCCTTCCAGGTGACAATATCGGCGGTGGTGTCGCCTTCGCCGGCCGTCAACTTGAAGATGGTGTGAATGGTGATCGAGCCTTTCTTGCGCTCGGCACCCGCCAGGCGCTCCAAGATGTCACCTTTATCGCTGGTGACCACGCCAGCGAACGGCGTGTTGGTGTCCGCTGTGGTGGTTCGTCCGTTATCCCCGACGGTTTGCATTGACCTGGTACAGATCAGGCCGAGGTCCATGAAATCCGGGTCAAGCAAGATTTCCGATACATCGAGCTGGGCCATGGTCAGTCCTTCTCGCGAATGACGTAGGTGATGGAGTTGCGCAGCTGACCTGTGTCGATCAGTGGCTTGTCACCCGTGCGCCCACGCCGACGGCGCGCTGCAAGCGTCGCTGGTGCAAGCGCTTCGAAGTCACCGCTGTTGATCTCGTTTCGAGCACCAGCCTGCGCAATGAGCCCTGTTGCATTCAGCTCAACATCCACCTTTTCCGAATTGCCATCCATGGCGGCCTTAGCGGCTTTCTTGAGGTGGTTGTTGATGCTTTCCTGCGTCCGGGCAATACCGGGATTTAGGAAGGGGCGCGCCGGGATATTGGAGGCTGGCGCGCCATATTCGTGGATGTAACCCAGCTGTGCATTGTTGATCGGCTCTTCGTCGCCTTCCTGGCGCTCTGCCTTCGATGCCGGGATGCCCACCAGAACCTGCTTGTTTGCCAGGTCCTGAATGGACGCCAGCACCTTGGCCACATCGTCCACATTGATTTTCAGGCTCACAGCTGAATCCCCCCGGTGCCGACCATA